TAAAGCCTTTCCTCCAGAGGAATATAAAGGTAGTCAAGAGACAAGCGTAGCTGCTAGAGGCGAATGGCAACCTAAGTTAAAGTTGCCTGATGGGCAACCATTTGAAGTTCCTCAGGATGCGCAACCAGAATATCCTCATAATAAAGTCACTGAGTCTACTAATCCAAACCCAGACGAACGCCACCGTATGGAGATTGACGACACTCCATCCGAACCTCGTGTAACTCTTGTTCATAAAAACGGAACAGGAGTAGAGATGATGGAAAAGGATAAACTCCTTGTCGTCAATTCTTCTGGTCGAATGGTGCAATTAGTCGGTGATGACTTTGAGATGTTTGTTGCTGGCAACGGAACAGTTATCTATAAAGGTAATCTTGATTGGACAGTCGAAGGTAATATGAGTTTGACTGTAAAGGGTAATATGGAAACAACCGTTGAAGGCACTAAAACTGAAATTGTCAAAAAATCTGTAATTGAAGAATATCAAGATGATCAAGAAACTACAGTAACAAATAATAAATCGACTACTGTTGGTGAAACAAGTACAGAACTTGTTCTTGGTAATAAGAATAGCTTTGTTAAGCAGAAACAGAGTAACTGGGTAAAGGGTGATGCTGAGTTTTTATCTGGCGCTAATACTCATATTTCTTCACAGACTAAAACATCTATTTCGTCAACCACGGTTAATATGACTAGCTCCACAATGAATATTGCAGGAGGAGCAGGCACTATTGGTGGTCCTGGAATATATCACTCTGGCGCAGCTTGGGATGGGACACTATATGTTATAGGCGATTTGTTAGTCGATAGCGATATAACTGCCGGCAATGAGATTAAAGTTGGCAATGATATTACTGCGTTTGATGCGGTAACAGCAGCTACGGTATCAGGAACTGTTGGACTATTAAACACTGCTAATGTTTACACTAAACCTAGCGCATCAAGCATTGGAGTCACTCTTGCTGCTTCTCCTGAAGGTATTATGCAAATTACAGTTGATGAAGCTGATAAGATTAAGCAGTCTATTGATCTAAGAGAACGTGTTGCATTAGGATTGGGTTTATAAATGATCATTCGCAACGAAAACATTACAACTGCAGATATTCGAAGACTACTCAGAGATCCTGCTAATAGGACTGATGAGTTCTTAATCGGATTTGCCTTGGCTAAAGAGGTGTTGAATTTCAGATATATGCAGTCAACACCTACTGCTGTTAAGAGAATACAATCGACCGAATCCGTAGGAAAGTATGGTACTCGAATTTATGGTAATCCGAGTATTCCAAAACTTAGATATATTGATGGATTAAGATTTAAAAATATTATTCCAGAAAAACAATATAATCCTGTTCTCGCTTCCGATATTACGAATGGAACTAAACTTGGTGGAGGCATTCCGTTATCAACATTTGCTGGTAGCGCATTAAACAGCAAAACAACAATTGCTGATCGCAAAGAAGTCGCAAAATATTTCTATCTTCAATCTATGATGATGAATGGAGTTAGGAATAATACAGGAAGATTCGGTAAACACAGTTTAATTGTTTCTGAAGGATTATATGCACCTGAAACAAATCAAACAGTAACCTCTGGAAGTATTCTTGATTTACAAACTAAAGGTCGTGCTGTAGTTTATGAAGTTAGGAATCTAGAAGGAAATCTAGATCCTGCTGCAGTATTTAATATTGCATCATACTGGAAAGATACAGCATTATTTGATGAATTAATTTTAAGTTTTGATACAGTTGATCCCAAGGTAGATTATACTGCACAAATTATTGTCACAATGCCTGAAGTGACTGATAAATATATTGGAGAGTTTCGTAGGAATATTCGAACAGAATACAACTACAATGTCGCACTGAAAGACGGACTCGCTGAGTTGGCTGTATAAATATCTAATAAACAGGAATTTATGAATGGCAGTAACTAAATCACTCTCTATTGAAGATGCTAACTTAGCAGTACGAAGTATTGTATCTGCTAGAGAGCAGGTTTATTCAGATATTGATCTGACATTTGCCAAGAAGACAAATGGGGATATTTTTAAAAAGACTGAAGCTGCTGCGGTAAAACAAGCAGTAAAGACTTTAATCCAAACTAATTTTGGGGAAAGACCATTTAATTATTACTTTGGCGCTAACATTCGTGCTTTATTATTTGAACCAGTTACCCCTGATGTTATCGATGAAATTGAATTAAATGTAAGACTAGCAATCGAAAACTTTGAACCAAGAGCAGAGCTACTTGATGTGAGAGTTTTGGATGAAATTGATAGAAACTCATTAAATGTGAGTATTAGATTTAGAGTCGTAAGTACAGACGAAGTAGTAGAGATACAAACAGCATTCTCAAGGTTAAGATAAGACATGGCAACAGTAATTAATTCATCCCAGCTTGACTTTGCATTTATTCGAGGTAAGATCCTTGAATATATGAAAACTCAAACAGAGTTTCAAGATTATGATTTTGATGCTTCTGGACTTTCAGTCATTGCTGATGTTTTGGCATATAATACACATCAAAATGCACTGCTCGGTAACTTTGCACTAAATGAAACATTCTTGCAGACTGCTCAACTTAGATCTTCTCTGGTAAACCTTGGTCTGAACTATGGATATGTTCCTAGATCTAGGTCAGCATCTACAGCATTATTAAATGTATCTTTAAATTTAACTGGTGCAACAAATAAACCAGAAGAGATTCGTCTTCCTGCTGGATTTACATTTACTGCAGAACTGGATGAAGTAACTTACTACTTTAGAACTGAGCAAGAATATACTGCAAAGATTGATGCTGCTGCTCTTGGTATCTATACATTTGAGGATGATGACGGTAATCTTGCGATTCCTGTAAAAGAAGGAACAGAGCAAGTTAAGACGTTCTTGGTCGATAAGACATTACAAAGACAAATTTATGTAATTCCAGATACAACACTTGACCTCTCAACCTTAAAAGTCAGAGTATTTGAAAGCGCTGCAGATACAGTTGGTCAGTCCTATCTTTCTCCTGGAGAATTAGTTGGATTTACTGCAGAAACCAGATTGTTCTTGCCATTAGAAACCTATAATGGATTTTATGAATTGAACTTCGGCGATGGCACGATTACTGGTGATGCTCCTGATGTTGGTAATATTATTCGAGCAACTTATCTTTCAACCAGCGGTCAAGTCGCAAACGGAGCAGCAGTCTTTACACCATCAACTACAGTAAGTGTTGATAATGTATCATATACTCCGATTGTCACAACAGTTTCTAAATCAACTCTTGGTGCAGAAAAAGAAAATGTAGAGAGTATTCGTATTAACGCTCCACTTTCTTATCTTGCTCAGGGAAGATTGGTCACACCAAATGATTATATTGCAGTAATTTCTAATGTAATCCCAGGTATTAAGTCGATGAATGCTTGGGGCGGAGAAGATAATATTCCTGCAAAATATGGTAAAGTGTTAGTTTCTATTATCTATGAAGATGATATTGATGCTACATTTAAAGCATCCCTTGAAGATCGTATTGCTACAGAGATTACTGATAACCTCTCGATTGCTTCGATTGAAACAGAAATTGTAAGTCCAGCATTTACATATCTCAATCTAACAACAAATATTAAATATGAGTCAGGCGTAACAGCATTAACTCGCAGAGGTATTCAGGATAAAGTTAAAAGAACGATTGCTTCTTACTTTGCATCTAATCTTGGAAAGTTTAATGACGTTTTCCGTAAGTCTAAACTTCTTTCGACGATTGATGGATCGGATGCTGCGATTCTGTCTTCTACAATTGATGTTCGCATGGAAAATAGATTTACGCCTGTATATGATGCAACTTCAGTAAGATTTGTTTCTGCCGACTATCAGTTAAGTTTCTTAAATAAACTTGCTCTGCCGAATAAAGAAACTCCAATCGTTACTAGCGATAACTTTGTATATGACTCTAAGGTTGCATCTATTCGTAATCGTATTGGAGATAACTTTAGCAATATCTTAGAAATTATTGATACTGATGAGAATATTTTGGTTACGAATATTGGTTCTTATGATGCGGCTAAAGGAACTGTTAATTTAACAGGATTTAGTCCGACTTCAATTTCTTCAGGTAATACTTACATTCGAGTGATTGCCACTCCAGCAAATGATGCTGATATTAAACCATTAAGGAATCATGTAATTGATCTTGGATTTAATGTTGTAAGAGCAACTGATGATATTGATGCAGCAAATGCAGTAAGTGGTGTAACTGACTAATGGCTGCAGTAACCTTAGAAGATCGTAATCGTCGAGATATAAACTTTAATCAGCCGCAAGTTGATACCTTGCTACCTGAGCATTTTCTAGAGCAGTATCCGACATTAGTTACGTTTCTTAAAAAATATTATGATTATTTAGAACTAGCAGCTGGTCGTAATAGACTGGATAATATCTTTTTTGCAAAAGATAATGAAAGCACGAATGAAGATTTCTTAGATTATCTTTTCTTTGAAAAAATTAATGGTCTTGGTGCTGATAGATTTGATCTACCTAGACTTACACTGAAGCTGGTATCTCAGTTTTCTAGAGCAAAAGGTACTGAAGTATCTATCCCTGCGTTCTTT